GAACACAAAGGTAAACTTCTTATTCGTGGTGTCTTAAACGGAAAAGATTATAAAGATAAAATAGATTTTGGTCCTACACTATACGCCTTATCACAGGAGAAATCAGAATTTAAAAATCTACAAGGTCAGTATTTAAAACCTATCACATTTAAAGATATTAGGTCAGCAAGACAATTCAGAAAAGATTATGCGTCTCAATCACCATTGTTTGGTCTTGAACGTTATCACTATCAATACATTGGTAAAAATTATCCAGAGGCAGTTGAATGGTCAAAAGAACATATTAAAATATTCACATTAGATATAGAGACTGCCTGTGAAAATGGTTTTCCAGATGTTGAGAATCCGATTGAAGAGTTGTTATGTATCACGGTAAAAAATCAATCAAATAAATCTATCATAACTTGGGGTGTTGGTGATTATCATACAGATAGAACAGATATAACCTATGTAAAATGTAGAGACGAAAAACAATTGTTGTTTGAGTTTATGAAATTCTGGTTGAAGAACTATCCAGATGTTATCACAGGTTGGAACACCAAGTTTTTTGACTTGCCTTACTTAATGAATAGAATTAAACTAATTGCAGGCGACAAAGTTGCAAATAGAATGTCACCTTGGAATCTTATTAATCGTGAGGAGATTGTTGTAAGAGGCAGACCTCAAACCGTCTATCAATTGTTTGGTATTGTAATGTTAGATTATCTTGACTTGTATAAGTGGTTTATACCTACAAGACAAGAGAGCTATAGATTAGATTTTATTGGCGAATTAGAATTGAAAAAAAAGAAGCACGAAAACCCTTACGAAACATTTAAAGATTTCTACACCAAAGACTTTCAAAAGTTTGTAGATTATAATATTCAAGACGTAGAAATTGTTGACGCATTAGAAGATAAACTTGGTCTAATTGATTTATCTTTGACCGTAGCATATGAATCTAAAGTCAACTATGATGATATATTTTCGCAAGTAAGAGTGTGGGACACATTGATTGCAAACCATTTAATGAAAAAGAAAATATGTGTACCACCAAGAGAAGAACATAGTAAAGAAACAAAATACGAAGGTGCTTACGTAAAAGAACCTCAACTAGGCGGCCATAATTGGATTGTATCTTTTGATATTAATTCACTATATCCACATATCATAATACAATATAATATCTCACCGGAAAAGATTATCGGTTCGTCTAGTAAAGGTGTATCTGTTAACAAAATGTTATCACGTACACCTCTTGACTTCTTAAAAACTGAAGGTGCTTGTCTAACACCTAATGGTGCAATGTTTAAGAATGATAGTCAAGGCTTTCTACCTGAAATGATGGAAACAATGTACAATGAACGTGTCATTTACAAGAAAAGAATGTTGAAAGCAAAACAACAATATCAAAGAACTAAATCACCTGAACTGGTAAAAGAAATATCTCGTTGTCATAATATACAATGGGCAAGAAAGATTGCCTTAAACTCAGCTTATGGTGCAGTAGGTAATCAATACTTTAGATATTATGATGTAAGACAGGCAAGTGGTATTACAACTGCTGGTCAATTTATTATTCGTTTCATTGAAGATAAGATGAATGAATACTTAAATAAAGTATTACAAACGCAAGGTAAAAAAGATTATATTGTTGCGTCTGATACAGATTCAATTTATGTTTGTTTAGATAAACTTGTAGAAAAAACTTGTAAAGGTAAAACAGATGACCAGATTACAGACTTTATAGGCAGAGTATGTGATAGTAGATTAGAACCATATATTGAAAAATGTTTTGCAGAATTAGCCGACTATTCAAATGCTTTTAAAAATGCAATGGTAATGAAACGAGAAGTTATTGCCAACAAAGGCATATGGGTTGCAAAGAAAAGATATATGTTAAACGTTATTGATGAAGAGGGTATTAGATTATCAGAACCTAAATTAAAACTTATGGGTATTGAGGCAGTTAAATCTTCAACACCACAGGTTTGTAGAGGTAAAATTAAAGACGCAATCAAAATAATTATGTCTAAAAAAGAAAGTGACCTACACGATTTTGTTGCAGAGTTTAAAAAAGAATTTAAAGAATTATCACCAGAGGCGATTGCTTTTCCTAGAAGTTGTAATAATTTAAGAAAGTATCGTGACCATAGTAATATTTTTATCAAAGGCACACCAATTCACGTCAAGGGTGCTTTGATATATAACCACCAGATTAAGCAGTTTAATTTACAGAATAAGTTTCCTTATATACAAGAAGGCGATAAGATTAAATTTATAAAACTAGTAGAGGCAAATCCTTTTAAGTTTGATGTAATAAGTTATATAACTAGTTTACCGACAGAGTTTAAATTAAAACCATATGTAGATTATGAAACACAATTTGAAAAGACCTTTTTAGACCCAATGAGATTTATATTACAGGCAATCGGTTGGGAACACGAACCAAAGGCAAGTTTAGAGGCATTTTTTGAATGAAATTATTTAAGAATAAAATAGACGATTTTTTTAAATGGGTAAAAGGAACAGAGTTAGTTGAACTAACAGACATAGATGTGTCAGAGGATCCTGTAAGACCTGAATTAGATTTAGAGTGGCGTTTATTTGCAGAAAGAAAAATTTATGGTTTAAAATATGAGAACAATATTGAGGCGATTGTTTGCGTTGCATATACAAACGAAGTACCAACAACCGTTAGAGAAATGGATTATATGAGTCAAGTTGCCTGTCAAGATAATCAATGTGGTAAAATTGCTGTGGCATATACCGTGTGGTCAAGAAAACGAGGTGCAGGTAGAGAAATTATTAATAAGTTGTATGACTTTTTAAAATCTGAAAGAGTTGAGACAAAAAGATTGGTAACTTTATCACCACTTACACCAATGGCAACACACTTTCATATTAGTAATGGTGCAAAACAAATAGCAATAAACGATACTACACAAAATTTTGAATATAAATTATGACAACTTTAGATGTATTAATATTTTATCTTGTTTTATTTTACTCTTTTAAAATAGGCACATTTTTTGCCTACTCAAAAATAAAATTATGGCAGTTTTTATTATTCTGTTTTCTAATTAAAATGATAGGTATGGCATATGTTTCCTAAAAAGAAATATGGATTGATATATGCAGACCCACCTTGGTATTTTAAATCAAGGTCAAAGAAAGGTGAGGGTAGAAATCCTAATCAACATTATAATTGTATGGAGTTAAAAGACATATGCGATTTACCTGTAAAAGATATAGCTGCTGATAACTCTGTATTGTTAATGTGGGCTATTGACCCTATGCTTGACCTTGCATTTGATGTTATAGAATCCTGGGGTTTTACTTATAAGACCGTTGGGTTTACTTGGGCAAAAACAAATAAGACTAATATGGGAATGTTTACAGGTTTAGGATATTGGACTAGAGGCAATCCCGAAATGTGTTTACTTGCAACAAAAGGTAGACCAAAAAGAATCAACAAAGACGTAAAACAATTAGTAGTATCGCCAAGAGAGGAACACTCAAAGAAACCTTTACTACATAGAGAGATAGAGAGACTTGTAAAAGGTCCTTATATTGAATTGTTTGCTAGAAAAAAACCATATGATAATTGGGATTATTGGGGTAATGAAGTATGACATTTTTATTACTTGCCATTTATCTAATTATCTGTTATAGTATACCGTTAATATTATTGAGAATGTGGAACAATGAAGACCCTAACTAAAGAAGAAGCACTACATTGTGCTAACGTATTTACTAATTATTTTGGTCAGTTTAATCGTATAGACCAATATATGCGTGACCAGAAAATGGCACAGATAGAGACCATACCAACACCACTTCCTGGTATGGGTTTAGATTCAGATATGTTTAGTGATTTTGATTTATCACCTGAAGTTATGGATTTAGAAGTTGTTGAATTAGATAATGATACTTGGGACACCTGTATTAATATGATATCAAGTCATAGTAATATGGTTTCTATACCAGGTAAAACATTAAAACTTGCAGTTAAAGAAAAGAACACAGGTAAGTTTGTGGGCTTTATGAGATTTGGTTCTCCTGTAATTAATTGTAAACCTAGAAATACTTTATTAGGCAATATACCTGAACTTACATCATTTAATAAAACTTCTATTATGGGTTTTGTAATTGTGCCTACACAACCATTTGGTTTTAATTATCTAGGTGGTAAATTATTGGCAGCCTTATGTTGTTCTCACGAAGTTAGAGAAAAACTAAACAAAAAATACGATATGAATTTAGTAATGTTTGAGACAACAAGTTTATATGGCAATAGTAAATCTGCTAGTCAATATGATGGTATGAAACCTATGTTGAGATATAAAGGTCTAACTGATAGTGATTTTATACCTATGATACACGGCAAACCATTTAAAGATTTACAACATTATGTAGAAAGTAGAACAGGTCATCTAGTACCAGAAAATGCCTCTAGTAGAAAACTTAAATTAACAAATGCGATTATAGGTCTAATAAAAAGGTCAATAGATGGTGATGACTTAAAACAATTTAATAATACAATACTCAATGCTAAAAAACTTACAGAAAGAAAAAGATATTATGTATCTAATTATGGTATAGAAAATTACATTGATATTGTAAATGGTAAAACAGATAAGATTGTTAGAGCACCTAACTATGATAGATTCTATGATAATGAGTTGATAGAATGGTGGCGTAAACTTGCTACTAAAAGATATAATAAATTAAAAGAAGATGGTCGGCTAAGAACTGATTTAGAGATATGGACAAGAACAAGCAAGATAGACATAATAAGATAGACGATTTTACAAGAGAGGAAAAATTGTCAGGCGGTGCAGTATTTGAACAAGGCGTAAGACAATCAAAAGAGCATAAGGCTATTAGAAGAATAGCACAACCTCTTACAGACAAACATTGGCAGAAAACAGGTCAAGATGTAACCACACTACATAGAATATATAAAATAGCAGAGTATCTATGGAAAAGAACAAAGAGACCTAAATGAAAGCAGAGTTAATGGTACAACAACAAGTTAAATCTGTATGGCAA